CGCATGAGTGCGAGGCGTTGATAGCTGGCACGGCGGCATGGATTAGCGAAAACCGGCGCGGAACCAAGCCTGATGCAGCACCTACTGACGAACAATTAGAGGCTTTTTATGACTGACTTAGCACGCCTCGGATTCCGAATTGACTCCAGCCAAGTGGCCGCCGCTCGTGACGAACTCCGAGAAATGGGCGCTGCTGCGGGTCGTGCCGGAAAAGCCGTTGCCACTGCTGCTGCCGTTGCCGGTGCTGGTGCGGTTGCACTGGTTCGTTCGGTTGCCGATGCCGAGCGCGAAATTGTCAACATGGCGCGGGTCGCCAAGGCAAGCCGGAATGAAATTGTTGGCTATGCGTTTGCCACTAAATCGGTTGGCGTCGAAATGGACGCATTCGCCGATATTTCAAAAGACGTACAGGACAAACTTGGCGATTTCATTGCCAACGAAGGCGGCGAGTTCGCGGACTTCTTCGAGAATATCGCACCCCAGGTCGGCCTAACCGCTGAAAAGCTTCAAGAGCTATCCGGCCCTGAAGTTCTGTTTGCCGTAAAAGACGCGCTCGACCAGACCAACACATCCATGGCTGAACAGGTGTTTTACCTAGAGGCTTTGGGGAGTGATGCCTCTCTGTTAATGCCGCTGCTGAAAGACAACGGAAAGGCAATGCGCGACCAGGCTAATGAGGCCTTTCGCCTTGGTCTCGCTCTCAGTGACATTGACTCGCAAAAGCTCCTTGATGCTGGGGCGGCATCCAAGCGCGTTGATACTGTAATCTCAGGTCTGACAAAACGCCTTGCTGTCGAGCTGGCCCCTGCTGTGACCGCCGTCAGCACTCAATTCGCCGACCTGTTCGCCAGCGGCGCTGCCGAAACGTATTTTGACGGGTATTCGGCCCAGTTCGCCGGTTTTTTGTCCGACATTGAATTTACCGCCGACATGTTCGCGCGCGAAATAGACCAGGCGTCAGTAGAGGTGACCGACTCGATAGATTTTATCGTCGATGCCTTTGAAAAAATGCCGTCAAATATCAGAGCTGCAATCCAGATTGCCACGGTCGAAGCGGCGTCATTCGTAGACCGGGAAATCGCGCAATTCACGAGTTTCGTTGATGCCCTGAATCCGTTTGCTGATGACGTTGAAGATATCGCCAAAAAGCTGGAGCGCATTGAGTCAGTCCGGGTTGCGTCACTGTCTAGCATCCTTGCGGAAAATGAGGCGGCAACCAACTCTTTCGACGAGCAAAAAGAAAAAGCGGTATCGCTCTACGACCAATACGTCCTCATGCGCCAAGAGCGCGAAGCGGCAATGGCCGCTATCGAGCCGACGGAGTCAGGTGAGGGCGGTGTAGCGCCGACAACCCCAGACCAAGCGGCTATCGACGCAGCAAAAGCAGCGCAAGAAGAGTACCAGCAAATACTGTCAGACGATGTGACGGCAGCTTTTGATGCAAGCGAGCAGACAGCCCAGGCATTCGCCGAACGGCTCCAGCGCCTTCAGGAGTTGCGCGAAGAGGATTTAATCAGCAACGAGCAGTGGCTATCAGGCAAAGAGGCTGCAGAGACCCGGTACTCGTCGGCTATTGCGCTGATCGAGGAAGACCTAAACCAAAAGCGCCTTGAGGCAAACAAGACACAAGTCCAGACCACTGCCGATATATTCGGACAGCTCGCCCAGATTGCACAAGCAGGCGGAGCAAAGCAATTCACGCTATGGAAGCGCATGGCACAGGCTCAGGCGGCTGTATCTGCTGCATTAGCCGTATCAAACGCGCTAGCCTCTGCGCCACCTCCGTTGAATTTTATTGCTGCTGGCGTAACCGGTGCCGCAGCCGCTGTCCAGATTGCCCAGATTGAGCAGCAGCAGTTTCAGGGTAGTTACGAGGGCGGCGGCTTCACGGGATACGGGTCACGCTCTGGCGGTATTGATGGGCGCGGAGGGTTTGCAGCAGTCTTGCATAAAAATGAATCCGTGATAGACCACAACGAAGACAACTCAAAGTTATTTGGTCAGCCGAAGCTTGAGACTGTCATCAACAATAACGCGCCGGGCGTGCGCATTGAAGCGCAGCAGATTGGAGCAAAGCAGGTAATTGACGTGGTGGCGGCTGACATAGCAAGCGGCGGCAGCACATGGGGAGCGCTGGCCTCTGCTGGCGGGCTACGGAGGCGCGGACGATGACGAACGCATGGTTTGATGACACAGTTACACCGACGACCGATTATGGCGTGGAAAACATGCCGCGCTCTGTCGTTGTTCCTACAATCACAGGTCGGCGACGAACTCGGGTTATGTACCCTAAGGCACCGACATTTATAACCGCAAGAATTGTTTGCAATGAAGGCCAGGCCGCTCTTTTTGAGGCGTGGTATCAGTCAGAATCAGGCGCTGGCAATGGGAGCCTACCCTTTGAATTCCCGTCCAGATTGCCGACTGGGCACAGTAAGCGAGCTGGGTTTATTCGTGATGGGTTCAGCGGGCCGGAGACATTGAGTGGCGGGAAAAGCTGGGCATATGGGTTTACCATTGAGTTAATTGATCAGCCGTCATTTACTGGCGATTGGTTTGAGTACTGGCCTGAAGGTGTGCGTTATGCCGCGATATTTGATCAGGCTGTTAACCTGAAGTGGCCAGAAGAATGACAATTGAAAGGCATAGAGCATCAGGCGGCGGGGAGTTTGTACTTGATGCCATCACGCTATCTGATGGCGTAACAACTCTGGGATACTGCCCTCAGTTTGAAGACTTTTCGACCCCGCAGGCTGGCCAGCTCTACGGAATCGCCATGGATGTGGTGGAGCCGTCACGCAACCCGCAGGGTGCACAGTCAATATCCGTGAGCATTGACAACACGACCGGGGAGATTAGCCGGTTTTTTATTGATGCCGCGCGAAACAATCGCCCTGTAACGATGACATACCGACAGTACCTGAGTACTGATTTAACGACCGAAGCCGAAGGTCCGTTTGTTTTTGATGTCAAAAAAACCGACTTTGACGCCGTAGAGGCAGTTATAACAGCCAGTTATTTTGATGTCCTCGGGACGGCATGGCCCCGCTATCAGTTTAATCTCAATGATCATCCCGGCATCAGGTATTTGTAATGGCCAACATCCTACAAGCCGCATTCGGCCTCACTCTCATACCTCAAGCCCTGGACGCTATCGGACGGTTTTTGACGCCGGGCATACCGTCAGGGCAGGAGGCGGGTAAATCCCTGTCGCGCGCCGAGGCGTCCGCAAACACGGCCAAGTTAGGCCAGCCGGTGCGGGAGGCGTTCGGGACGAATGAAATTTACCCCGACCTGTTAAACCAGCCGCGCGCCCGGTTTGTCGATAAGCGGGAGGAGGAGACTAGCTATTTTCTGTGTGTCGGAATGGGCGAATACGACATAGCAACTCGAAGAATTGGACAAACCCCGTTTGCCGTCTATGGTGTGTCATCCACCACATACGCCCCTGGTGCTGATGTGTCTGGCGATAGCCGGTCAGAGTGCTGGTACCAAGCCCCTGAAGTTGGTGGTAGCCAAGGCAGTGCTGGGCTTAATCTGGGCAACACAAAGCCATCTGGTTCGTCCGTAATTGCCGAAACCGTGACATTTTCCGGCAATACTGCCACCGTCAATGGCGACATAGCAGAGATACCAGCAAGCTGGCAGGTCGGGACAATAATCAACATCAGGGCACCGGTTGACGCAACCGTAACTATGGCAACCCGGAGTGTGCTTGCGGGCGACTGGCAGGATGTAGAGCCATTTGTCGGGATGAAGGTGACGGTATCAACCCCGGATCAGGATTTTTCTCTTGTCGTTAGCTCATGGACTGACAACTCAGGTACAGGCGACCTTCTTGAGTTTGACGATGATTCCGGCAGCCCATTTGCCGGGCTGGCTGCTGGCAGCTACCGGGTTTCAATCGCGTATCGCGGCTACCAGTATGCCATCACTGGCGTTACGGCCAGTACTGTCACATTCAACCGCCTGACCGATACCGGTGCCGTGGATTCTGGATGGATTGGGCTCACCAGTCGCACGGTATCGGATTATGAAGTGTCGAGTGATTCAGCACCATCAGAGGGGTGGTTTGGGCCTTTTTATGCAGTGCCAGAAGACGAAACGACCGACACTATCGAGCTGGATTTTTTGTTTAATGGCTTGATTCAGTACGACAAAGATGATGGTGACAAACATTCTCTGACTCGCACTGCCGTGGTTCAATGGCGCGTATCTGGCGGGGCTTGGACGGAAGTGCAGTATCCGTTCACCGAAAAAACCCCTGATACAATCGGATTCACTCGCTCTATTAATCTGGGTTCGCAGCTCCGGCCACAAGTCAGGGTTCGCCAGCTTGAAGCACCCGGCGACACGTCATACAAAACCAAAGTTGGCAAGATGCAATGGCTACGCCTGAAGGCCAAATTTCCGTACCGGCCCACATCATACGCGGGCATGACAACCATGGCCGTCATGCTGCCGTCAGGTGACAAACTAGCGCAAGCCGCAAGCAATCAAATCAACATCATCGCAACCCGGATACTTAACGGATCACCCACCAGCTCGGTAATTGAGGCAATCAGGAGGGTGCAGGAGTCATCCGAAATGCCAGCCAGTCAGGTTGATTACACGACACTCCAGGCCCTGCAGGATGGCTATTACACCCCACGCGGTGACGGGTTCGATTTTGTGTTTTCGGAGGATGGGACAGTCTCCGACACGATGCAAACCATTATGTCAGCGGTGATGTCGTCGGTCATTCCCGATGGCGCAAAAATCAGCTTTGACCGTGAGGGTGTGCGCACTGATGACAGCGCAGCGCAGATAACGCCAGAGGACATGACCGCACAACTACAGGTATCAGTAACACTCTCTCAAGAGGATGTTTTTAACGGGGTGGATGTCAAATACACAGACCCAGGCTC